CCGGCCATCTCTATGAATTTTCCATAGGAATATTTCGCTTAGTACGTTAATCTGGCCAAAAGGAGTCACATGAATCTCTCACAGCCAAACAGTACGCGCAATTCCGAAGGTTTCCAAAAAATAGGAGGAGTCTCGGAAATCGAAGAAATCATCGAGGGCGTCATGGTGGAGTTGACGGACATCTCCGTCCCTCTCCCCGTCCTCACGGGCGAGACAGAGGGGGGTTGTCGCAATCATGAGATCATGTGCCACACCTTCTCGTGGAACGTCATCAGCTACGTGGGCGAGTGCCCCCGCATCAGCTTTGAAGATCAGGTCCGCTCGGCGGTTTACCACACAAACCAGAAATACATGGAGTATGGTGGCGACTGGCAGCCCGTAGCCTGGTCCATCACGACGGGGAGGGGTCTTGCGCGCAACTTGCGGGAGCGGGAAGAGGTCGAGGCTTGGGACAAGTTTCGCGAGGTCCGTCCCGGTCAGGGTCCGTACAAGCCGCAGAGTCGGGAGGTCTACGATTTCACGGTTGAGCAGCGTTACCTGACGGTGGCGTATGCGGACATCCAGGGCTCTGAGCCGTACTGCCCCCTCTTCGAGGAGAACGGGAAGAAGTCGGGCTCCATGTACCGTTACGCGGAGACGGGCGGAAACCTGCGCTACGTGCCCCGTCACGTCCGTAAAGAGCGCGAGCGTGGCATTGAGCTCATCAAGAAGTACTATGCGTTCCACAATCTTCACATCGTGGACGTGGCTGAGCCCCCGGCGCCGAAGTCAGGCAAGATCCCCTGCGAGTATTGCGACAAGGAGTTCACGCCTCGAGGCCTCCCCCGGCACATCGTCCGTTGCCCCAAGGCCCCTGGCACCAACCGATTCGCCGCGCCGCAGGGTGATGCATGATGGGCGCCGTCCCTCCCTGTTTGCCGTGCCCGTCTTGCGGGTTGCTCATTCAGGAGGGCCCCAACCCAGACGGCTTGGCCTACCACGGATGCTCTCGCGCGCGTGACACTTTAGAGGTGGCCATTGAGGACCCCGATTTGACGGCGTCACGCACGGCGGTGGAGCTCATGCGCCTCTCGCTGGTGAAGTGTCGGGACCAACTCCACGACATCCCCCTCGGCCAGATAGGCAAGACCATCGAGGCCTGCACGCGGATGGCGATGTCGGAAGGCGTGAGCGAGACGGGGGACAGCGCCCTGCTCGAGTTCGTTCGGGGCGGGCGTGACACGGGATGAGCTACAGGAGCTTTGCGCTGACAAAGAGTGGTTCATCCGCCGGTTGATGATCATCAACAAGCAGGGCAAATTCGCCAGAATGGACCACCTGTACTGGGAGCAGATGGTCTTTCTGAAGACCTACCTCGAGTACCGCAAGATTCTGGTCCTCAAAGCGCGACAGGTCCGCATCTCGACCATCACCGGGGCGGCGTTATTCCACGACTCTTGGCTCTCCCCCGACCCCATCAACACCCTCTGCGTGGCCCACGAGAGCGGCGCCGTCCAGCGGGTCAACCAGATGTGGCGCACCTTTGTGCGTGGTCTGCCCCCCGAGCTTCGCCCCACCATGCCGGTCGACAACAGCAAGGAGATACAGCTCGGGCACAACGAGTCCACCTTCGCACAGTTGCTGGCGGGAGGCCGGGGGGGCGGGCGCTCGAAGTCCTATCAGCGGACGTGGTGGACGGAGATGGCGTTCTACCCGCGGGGGTCAGCGGCCTCGGGCACCAAGGGCGACTCCAGCCAACCAGCCGACGTATCGCTGTACGCCTCGGTCATGTCGACCATGCCAGACGACGCACCGTGCATCATCGAGAGCACAGCCAACGGCCCCGGTGGGCTCTATCACAGCATGGCGCTCACAGCCCGCCGGTCCCCCGAGTGGGCGTTTCTGTTCTTCCCCTGGTATCGCTGCGAAGACTACGCTCGTGCGGTGCCCCTCGACTTCGAGGCCACAGATGAGGAGCTCGAGCAACTCAAGCTGTACCCCGAGATGACTATGGACAACATCGTCTGGCGGCGCTGGAAGATTGTGGACGAGGGCTACGGCAACGAGTTGTTCGCCAAAGAGTATCCGGTGAACCCGGAAGACCCCTTTCTCCTGACGGGCGAGCGGTGGTTCTGTTTGCAGACCTTGCGTCGGATGGCCGCCATGCTGCGCACCCCCACGCGCCGGGTGGGCTTCCTCCGCGTTTACACCGAGCCCGAGAAGGGTCGGAAGTACTTCATCGGGATGGACACCTCGGGCGGCGTCAAGAAGGATTGGGCTGCGGTGGTTGTCTTGCGCGACGACTTGACGGTGGTGGCGGTGTGGGTCTCCAACACCGTTCGCCCCAACGCCCAGGCGGAGGCGGCTGCGGACGTGGCGGACCTCTATGGCCGGGCGCGCGTGTTGTGTGAGAAGAACAAGTATGGGAAGGCGACCATCAAGCGCATGGCGGAATTGGGTATTCGCTTATGGAAGGACAAGAACGGGAGCGACTGGTGGACCCAGGGCGGCCGGGCTGGGATGACGAAGAAGATGATCTACGACTTCGCGGAAAGGGTCATCAAAGCTGGGTGGGTTACGTGTCCCGACCAGGACTTGCACTCCGAGCTTCAGCATATCCGAGAGCAGGAGAACGGCGCCATCGAGGCCGACCAGGGCTATCACGACGACCTTGCGGACGCATTTTGCTTAGCTTTGTGGAACGCGCGTAAGCACATACGATATGATGGAGATGAGGACGTGACAAAGCGCATCGCCAAACAGAAGCGTGAGCGAGCCAACAACCCACTGGGGTACTGATGATCGAACTACAGGAAGTGGAGCAGCAGTTACGCGAGCACGACCGGCGCGTGAAGAAGAAGTCGAACAAGTGGCGCCAGTACCGCGCGGCTTGGAAGGATGAGTTCTGGACGGAGCGGCCGGTCGACCACGTCGCCAAGAGCTCCTCGGACACGGGTGGGCCCAAGGTCCAGATTGAGATCAACGACATCCGCCCCTGGGTCCGCAGCTTCACATCCTCTCTCTTCTACAAGGGTCTTCAGACCTTCGTAGAGCCCGACGCCGTCATACGGAAGAAGGCCGACGAGAGCCAGGGCCCCGGCGACACGACAGCCATCCGCAACATTCTCGACCGCTTCCTACAGACGGCTGACATGGAGAGCGCAGCGAGCTCGGTCTACGAGATGGCGCTGATGTACGGAGGCCCGGCGCTGATGGTGGGGCTACACCCCCTCGACGAAGACGGCCCCCGCGTGTCCCCGGTGGACCGTATCTGGTGTGAGGCCATCCCCCCGTGGGAGTGCATGTGGGATCCGAAGTCTCCGCCAGGCCGGCACCGCTACGTCGGTCGCGTGCACTGGATGAGCAAAGAGGAGGTCGAGGAGCTCTACGGCCTTCCCGACGACCTCGAGCCCACCTACCGACCGGACCCCCTCGACAAGGGCACAAGAGAGAACCGGGGTCGCGAAGACGAGTCTTACTTCCGCATCCTCGAGTACTACGACCTCACCGCCCGCCACGAGGTCGACGAGGAGGTCAGCGTCCGCGGGCAGCTTTGCATCTTCGCGGTGACCAACCCTGACTCGACCGACAACCGTTCGCTCCGCCTGCTCAAGAAGATGGCAATGCCCTACGACGACTACGCGGGGCGTCCACTTGTGCCCATCCTCCCCGCTCCGGTCGAGGCCTTACCCGAGGCTCCCTTAGATCCGGTCGCTCCGGTTGGCTCGGTCTACGAGTTGACGAAGGAGCGCAACTACACGAGCACCTACATGGCCAACGCGATGCGCCGCGACGTGGCCCGGGTGATGTTGCATAAGTCAGGCATGCTCTCGGAGAAGAACCTCGACGACATCCAGAGTGGCGTCGACTGCGTCATGGTGGAAGTTGAGGACCAGGAGGGTGGTCTAGGTGAGGCGGCGCAGTGGCTCAAGCAACAGCCCGTCTCCCCCACGGTCTTGCAGTACCAGCGTCTTCTCGAGGAGGGGCGTGGCGAGGTCAAGCAGACCGCTGACTTGGCCCGTGGAACGGCAGGCCAGTACATGACCGCCACCGAGGCTGGTTTGCTGGCGAGTTACACGGAGAGCACAGTCGGTGAGATTGCCAAGGCCTTCAACAAGGTGGTGGTCTCTGCGTGTGAGCTCTACCTGCGCATCTTGCGCTCGGCGATGAAGGAGCAGGGCGTCTCGGCCATCAAGGTTCGCTCGCCCCAGCTTGACCCGTCTGCCGATCCCGAGTCGGAGAGGGTCGTCTACCGCATCGTTCGCGTGACCCGGGAGATGTTGGAGCGTCGGTGGGTGATTTCCGTAGCAGACACGGCGTCTACGCCCGTCGCTGCCCAGAACCGCCGCAACGAGTTTGTCAACCTCATCTCTCCGCTACAGAACTTGATGACCATGGCGAGCAACGAGCAGTTGCCCCCGGTCCTCCGGGTGTTCGGCCAGAAGGCCTACGAGCACCTATCAGACTTGGCCGACCTACCTCGTTCGATGCGCTACTCCCTGATGGAGGCCGAGTCTACGGTCCTTGCTCCGCCTCCGCCTCCGCCCGCACCGCCGGGTCCGCCTGGAGAGGTCCCGCCTAATGGCGGTGGTCCCCAGCTTGACCCCGAGGTTGCCGGTCGGATGGCAGCCGCGCTTGAGGCACCTATCTGATGGCCTTACTGCGTGAGAGAAGGTGTAAAGAATGCGAACGGCGCTATGAGGTTCTTCAGGCCAACGGAGAGTCGGTGGGCATGGACGCCAACCACACTGACTGCCCAGACTGCGGGAGCGGCGAGTACACCAGTGTCCTTTCAGTTCCGATGGGGATCGACCTCGGAGACGAGGCAGGCTATTCGCGGACGTACCCCTACAACGACCGGACCTTGGGTCGGGTGCACTCCGCCGCCCACCGCAAGCAGCTTATGCGGGCCCGCGGTCTCGAGGAGGGGTGCATTGGCCAGGCCATCCGGGACTCCCAGGAGCGGGAGCAGGAAGAGGACGAGGCGCACGCTCGCGTCACGGGTCAGCGAGACCGTGAGGAGCACTCCCCCGAGTTCGCCGATTACCGGCGCCTGCGCTCCCGTGGCGCATACGATGAACAGTTCAAGTCAGACTCCGACCCGAGAGGCAAAGCATGGCGCAAGAATTTGAGGTAGGCGCACCCCCGGATATTGGTCCCGACCAGACCCGGGCGCACATCCTGAAGAACGACGAAGTCCTGGCCCGGGAGTCTGCCGAGTCCCTGGCGGCCCAGGCCCCTCCTCCGACCGAGCCTCTTGAGGTCTCGTATATGAAGACGTTGGCTGACCGTTCGGATGCGGTGTTGGAGATTCTCTCCGACGGCCAGGTCCCTCCGATGCCCGAGATGGTGTACGACGAGGATGGCCTCCCGTCGGAGCTGTTCGTCATCCTGGCCAACCTTTCGGCGTTCATCGACGCCCACAAGGAAGACGTGCCCGGTCTCTCCGAGTATTCCTTCTCGCCGGCCGTGCAGGACAACAACGATCTCGTCGCCCTTATCGGCAAGATTGACCGAATGGCCCAGGACCGAACACTGCGGCGTCATCTCCGTTCGACCGCCAAGGGGATTGAGCGCCAGACCGAGGCGTCGTATGACGAGCCGGTCGCTGAGCCGGCCGCGCCCCCGTCCAACCAGGACCGTCTTAGGGACCTGGCCCAGATCGCCCCCAACAAGAGAGGTCCTGCATGAACAACCACCTGACCCACGAGGGACAAGTCGCCATCCCCGAGTCACACCCTGACGAGATCGCCGCCACCGAAGTGCCCGAGCCCGAAGCGGTAGAGGCGGCAGAGGCAGACGCCCCCACCGAGGAAAACACGGCGCTCGAGGACGAGCTCAACCTGTTCCGCACCGGGGAGGACGCGCCCGAGTGGGTCAAGGCCCTGGACGCCAAGCAACGGTCGGATGAGGTCGAGACATGGAAGGGCATCGACTACAACAAGGTGATGTCCGAGGCGTCCCCCGAGACGCAGCGCCTCATGCACAACTTCCGAACGACCTTCCTCCGCAAGAGCGAGGGGCTTGCGGACCAGGCCCGCGCCTTCGAGCAGCAGACGCAGGCCATGAAGGACGCGAAGGAGCAGTTGATTGCGGAAAGGGTGAAACTCTACGACACCTTTCAGCACGAGTCCTTGACGGGCATGCTCAAGCCAGCAGAGGGCGCCCCTCCCCCGGCGCACACCGAAGAGGGCATGAAGTGGGCAGCGCGCGAGGAAGCGAAGAAGATGGTCGCGGAGTGGCGCGAGGCCTTGGTTAAGCAGGTTGGCGTCGAGCGCGAGCAGTACGAGGCCATCCAGGCCGACCGCGCGAAGGCCACCCATCTCGAGCAGATGGAGGCCTACTCGAAAGCGAACCCGGACATGTGGGAAGTCTTCGACGACATCAAGGTCATCATGCACAAGTACAAGCTCCCGCTCGAGGACGCGCACAAGTTGGCCCGCGCCCACAAGCCGCTCCCGGTTGAGAAGCCCGACCCGAGAGAGGAGGCTCGACGCGAGGCGAGGGGCGCTATCCGCCCGAGCCGAACCAAGAGGGCGGCGCCTGCAACCTCGGCCCCCAGGGACAGCGAGGCCTACGCACGCTACCTCCGCTCTAGCGAGGAGAACCTCAAAGAGGAGTTCGCGCGACTAGGGAAACGTAATGGCTTTTCCTACGTGTAGACTTTCTCGCGAAAGTGCGTTACGATTCTCTCGTTGCCGAGACAATCCTCGTGGCCGGGCTGCGCACCAGCGCACAACCCCTAATACAGGACTCGCGGAAAAGGTGAAACTCTAGCTTTCAAGGGGGCCAACGTGGGCTCTTATTCCTTTTCTGATGAGTTCCTGACTTCGACCGCATGGCATGCGCTCGAGGGTGCACGGGACGTTACCGACAAGTCGCGCCCCGCGCGCTTCTTGGATGACATGCTCTCCATGGGCACCGATCCGGTGTCTGGTGGTCACAAGATCAAGGTCGACTTCCAGTTCGGCGAGCACGCATCGACCACCCGTTTGAGCTCGGGCTACGAGCCCATCAGCCTCACGGCCAACCCGTTGGGCTCTCCGGGGTTTGACGACTGGGCGTTGGTTGTTCGGCCTGTTCTCATCTCGCAGAAAGACGAGGACATCAACCAGGGCGAGAAGCAGATAATCTCGTTGGTTGAGCAGCGGACGATGGACTCGGACAAGGCGTTGCGGCGTCAAGCCGAGATCCACTTCCTCCAGGGCGGCGTCACGGAGTTCGCGGACTTCAACACCGTCAACGGAACGGACATCGCGTCTGGCCTCATTGAGCAGGACGTGTTCGGCTCGCAAGCGAACACCATCCACGGGCACTCGCGTACCGGTGGTAATCAACTCCAGCCCTACTTCCAGAACCAGATTGGTGATGTGGGCGGTTCCTTTTCGACGATCGGTCTTCGGACGCTCTACGCGCTCCAGACCGAACTCGAGCAACTCTACGACGATCCGAGCAAGGTGATGGGGTACGCCAGTTCCGCGTTCCTGAACAACCTCAAGCGAGCGACCGAGGGCCGGGAAATCTACCAGTCTTCGGACCCCCTCGACCCGGGGCGTCGGGTGGCGCAGTACGGCGGGATGAAGTTCCGTCCGACCTCCCGCCTACCCCAGAGCGGAGCTACTACTACGGGCGACCCGTGGTCCTGTCTCTTCGTGGACTGGGAAGGCCTGCGCCTCCAGGGCATGAAGGACCGAGTCTTCTCGATGAGTGAGTTCAAGACCATCTCGGGACACGACGTTCGCGCCGCGTTCTTCCGGTTCATGGGCCAGCTCATCCTCCGCACCCCCGCAACCCAGGCGCTCGTCTTCGACGCCGAAGCCTGGTAGGAGACGACATGTCCAACAGCCTAGTAGCATACAACAACGCCGACGCGGCCTATGAGTACAAGGTCATTGAGCCTGTCGTAGGCGGCGCCGGCCCCGACGCAACCCAGCTTCGCAAAGCGTACTGGAACGAAACGGGCTCAACCATCGTCGTCAACTCCTTGGTCACGCACTCCGCGGGCACCGCTCAAGGCGTAGGCAACTCGATTGCACCCACCGCCGCATCGGCGAACGGCGCAAAGGTTGGCGTCTTGACCGAGGCCACCCTGGACGACAACTGGGGAACGGTTGTGGTCAGGGGCCCGGTGACGGTGCGCGGCACCGGGGCTATCAATGCGGGCACGCAGGTTCGGGTGTCAGGAACCATTGGCACAGTCGACCCCGGCACCGCAGGCACGGACCACATCATCGGTCACGCCATCACGGCGATGGACGCAGCCAGCAACGTCCTCATCGAACTGTACTAAGGGGTTCTGCCCCAGGGAGGGCGCATGAACCTCGGAGAGATTCGTTCACGCATCGAGAGCCAGCTTGCTCACGCTCCCGATGTGCGGACGCACCGCGATGACCTTCGCAAGCGCATCAATGATGCACATGCGGAGATCCTTGCTGCCCCTGCGCAGTGGACATTCATGGAGCGCACGTCGCGAATGCGGCTGTTCCCCACGGAGACCATCGCGCAAGCGGGCATCACGCGCACGGTGTTCACCATCCAGTTCCCGCAACCGTCTACGTGGTCCAGCGCCGACGTAGACTACCACCTGGCCGGCGCCCAAGCCGTGCTCCCCTGGGCGGACACGGGCCTGCACGCCAATGGCGGTCTCTACGAGGTCGAGCAGGCCGTCCGCTCTGCACCCAACGTCCAAATCAAGCTGGACCCCCGCTACATCGACGCGGTGCCCACCGGGGACATGGAGATCCGCTTCCCGCGCTATCGCCTCCCGCAGGACTGCTACGCCCTTCTGAGCGTCCTCTCCCGAGACGACGACCAGGGCTCTATCCGCCCGCTCTCCGCGTGGACGGAGTCCCACCAAGTCCGCGACTTCGACAAGACGGGCGAGCCCGAGCTGTACCTCGCGGACCCCAACTGGGTATCCGGCATCAACTGGGCCATCCCCGGCTCGGGCGGAAGGAAGACCAGCAACGACCCGCCGATGGCCGCCCCGACCGGCACCCAGGTCGGCGGAGGCACCCTGACCGCGGGCGCCACCTACCGCTACTTCTACACCTGGCACTACGGGGGGCGTCACTCTGCCCCGAGCCCGGTCGGAGAGGTCACCCTCGCCGTGGGCTTGAGCAGAATCAACCTAGCCGGCCTCGATGTGCTCGCTGCGGCCTACGCCGACACAGGCCGAGAGCGCGTCATTTGGCGCCAGGAGAACGAGGGCCCGTTCTACCGCGTCGGTGTGGTGACAGACCCGACAGTCGCGACTTTCTCCGACATCAACGGCCTCGCCGCCGTCCTCGGAGACCCCCGCACCGTACAACGGTGGGACGAAGTGGAGGCCGCTTCGTACAAGTTCATCCGGTTCTACCCCACCCCGAGCGTGCTCAAGTGGGTAGACCTCCGCTACATCAAGACCCCCCGGCGTCTACGCTACGACTCCGACGAGCCTGACATCCCCGAGCAGCACCGCATGGTGTTGGTGTGGAAGGTGCTCGAGGACCTCACAGCGAAGCACGAGGGTACGGAGATGGAGCGCACAGCGAGGCGGCGCTACAAGGAAGGCCTTCGGCGCCTGCGGAGCTCGTGCTTGGCCGACCCCGGAACGCGGAGACAGCGCCAGTCGTGGACGGGCCCCGACCTCGACCCCAGCGCCACCTACTTTGGGACCGTCACCTACAACCCGGGGCCATAGATGCAGACCAACTGGCTGAACGTCCCCCTTGGCGGAGTGGCCGAGTCCTACCGCCAGACCCCCGGGCAAGCCGACTACATCAACGACCTCGCCCTCGAGAACACGGGCGCATGGGTCACGGTTGGTGGGTTCGGGGACGCGGTACCGTGGGGGGAGGGCGCCACCCCCGGCGCGACAGGCAGTGGCATCTGGACCCTGACCTCCTTCTCGCAGCACTCTGGCCGGCGTCAGTGGATTGTCTTCGAGGAAGAGCAGGCCGACGGCACGCTCGACCTGAAGTACATCAACTACACCTACAACAACGCCTTCGCCATCCAAGAAGACCGCACCCTCATCGAGGGCGGATGGCAGCGCACCCAGTACCTCCAGTTCGGCAACTGGCTCTACATGGTCAACGGCTACGACGCCCCCGTCCGGTGGAACGGCAGTTACTTGCGCCCGGTAGGGTTCGACCGCATTCCCCCGTCCCCCGTGGTGGTCTCACCAAGCAGCGACAATGCCATGGACTTGGTGGGGATGGACTTCGAGAATGACCTGTTCAGCACTATCCCGACGGCGCCAAGGGCTATTCGGCAAGATGAGCTTGGTCGGGGCTTGTCGTATTCCCCGCTGTACGGCACGTCGGCCTCGGCCTTTACAAGCGCGGGTGGGGGTGCAGGCCTTACGGTATCGGCAGAGCACCGCGAGATTCGCTACGCCTATGCGGTCAGTTGGGTCAACGATCTCGGACAGGAAAGCCCCGTCTCAGGACGAGTCATCTTCCGCACACAAATCCCCAAGCTCACCTATGCTGCGGGCGTGGGATCGTACTACCTCGGCCGAAGCATCGCCGTCATCCGCCTTCCCGAGGCCCCCGACAACGTCCGCGCCGTCCGCATCTACCGCTCTACCGTCCTCGCCGACGCCCCCTCGGCCTCTGCCACCGTCATCCAGCCCCTCTACTTCCACTCGGAGTACGAGACGGGCGTAGCGATGACCATCATTGACGACCACCGAGACGCCGAGCTCGGGATGCTCCTCGACGAGAGCAAGACGGGCGTGGTGCCCAAGGCCGCCAAGTACCTGGCGCACTACAAGGGCACGATGTGGGCAGCCGGGGCGGTCGAGTACCCAGACCGCGTCTTCTTCTCCGCTGCGCTGTTCCCCGAGCAGTTCCCTTCCTCCAACTACGTGGCGCTGGAAGGGCGCGACTCGGGCCCCGTGACGGGCATGTACCCAACGCGCAACGCCCTCGTGGTGTTCCGTCGTCGCGCGGTCATCCTCATCAAGGGAGACCCCGCATCTGGCTTCAGCCAGCAAGTCCTCTCGGTCGACATCGGCTCGACCTCCCCCAACGCAATGGCAGAAGTCCCGGGGGTGGGGTTGTTCTTCGTCTCCGAAGAGGGCCCCTACATCCTAGAGGGTGCCTTCGAGAACACGGGCACCCCGACCCGGGCACGACCAGCGTGGAGTGGCATCTCTCGGACGTGGCGCAAGCGCGTCAACCGCCTGCACCTCATGGACGCCCAGGCTACGGTCTGCCACTTGCGCAACGAGGTCTGGCTCCAGGTTCCGGCGGACGGGGACTGGCGGCCCTCGCTTGGACTGGCGCTGCACTGGCCAACTGGCCAATGGTCGTTCCGTGAGGACTGGCCCATCATGTGCATGACGGAGTCGCAGGACGAGCGCAAGTACGTGCACTTTGGGTCGTGGGACACCACCCAGGCGGGCGTCCACATCATCTCCCCTGGCTACGGAACCAAGGGCTCGGCGGCCATCAACTCCATCTACCGGACGGGGTGGCTCGAGGCCGAAGACCGCGCGCTCGTCCACTACGTCCAGGGCCGCTTCCTGGGCCAAGGTGACGAGGGCGTTACCTACAAGGTCCGCCGTGACCACGAGCTCCCGTTCACCAACGTCTCGGACGTGGTGCGCAAGCAGGAGAACGTCGAGTACCCACAGGCCCGGTGGGGGACGGCGCTATGGGGAGACGCCTCTACGCCGTCGAGGACGTGGACCGACTACACGCCCACCCGGGTGCGGGACTCGCTGTATGGAGAAGCGGCGCTCGAGCTTCAGGTGGAGATTTCTGGAGAGAAGATGTCGCTGTTTGCGCTCGACTTGGGCGCGCGGAAGCCACTCAAGATTGTGCAACGGGAGTCCTGATGGCGCACAAGGTGCCAGAGTCGAGGATGATCGACGGGGACATGGTGACCCCGACCGAGTGGAACGCAGAGGTGTCCTCCATCCTGGGTGAGTTCAACGGTCGACTCGACCGCGACAACCTCCCCGCCAGCGTGATGACGAACGACAAGTTCGCCCTCGGAACCTTCCATCAAATCAAGTACGTGAGCTCGGCCTCGGTGCCAACGCTGGCGCACCTCAACAATCTGACGACTTGGGCGGACGTGCCCGACCTCTCAACGACCATCACCACCGGGGACTCTCGGCTGGTCCTCAAGGCGCGGGCGTCAGGCTTCGCGGGTGCGAGCCTGGGGGTGTTCGTGGACGGGCGCCTGGTGTGCGTGGGAGAAGACAACCGGTCCTCGGGCTTTGTGGTTGGCTCGGTTGCTGTTGCAGCGGGCGTGCACGACGTGCGGGTGAAGTTCATGGGTGTGGGTGCATGGGGAAGCCGGGATGGCGCCCGCGCCCTCTTGGTTCGGGAGTGTGTCCGATGAGCAAGCATACAATCGACCACCTCTCGCCTTTGCAAATCCGCTCGGCAACGGCATACAACACGGCAATGGCGGGCTTCGTCACAGCTTCGGGCACGCTGACGGGGGAGAACTTTGCGGAGGAGGGCCTCGACTTCCGGTCGGTCTCCGAGCCGATGGCGGTCTCTGCGTGGACGCCTGTAGTGGGAGACGCGACCGCCACGACCAGCGCAAACTCGGCGTGGCATACGCTGCTCCACGACGGCGTCGACATCGAGACAAGCGGCCCTACGATTACGGTTGCGGCTGGCGAGAAGCTCGAGGTGCAGGCGGAGCTCGAGGTCATCAGCAACGGGACCGGCGCGGGGATGACCGCCGATGGCTACTTTGCAGGCATTCGCCTGGTGTACAACCACTCGGGCGGCGTCGTAACGCTGACGGACACCGAGGTTCGCTTTTACAGTGGAACAACAACCCGGCCAGACGCCACCCTTGTGACGTTCGCTGTGATAAACGGGCCGCTGACGATAAACCACTCGACGGGACACTACATCCGCGTGCAGCTCCAGGGCCCTGCGGCCGGTGTGGTTCGCTACTGTCGGCCCAAGTTGTTTGGTACAATCTACAGGAGGGCGAGTTAGTGCCAGCACCCACCCCCGGAACCAAGGTAGTCGGAGCCGCGATGGTGGCCGCAGATGTGCGGTCAGACCTGGATGGCTTCCGCTCGTTTGTGAACGGGGATACGGGCTTGTCCGCCTCGGACGTGACGGCCGCCTCCGTTGGCCCGGAGCAGGTCTATCGCCCCGAGCACCTCGGCTTTCCAGTCTCGGGCTCGGAGGGCGTGACGCAGAAGGTGCTCTCGATAAGCAGGCTGCCCTCTACGCGCCACTTCGACCACACAAAACTCACCGACCGAGAGTCCCTGTTCAACAAATCCCTGAACGACGACACGTCTACCATCATTCCGTGGTTGGCTAAGACTCTTGAATTGCCGGCCTCCTCGTGGGTTCGGGCTACCGCGTGCTTCGAGGCGAGCGTGTACTACGACTACGCGATAGTCAACCCGGAGCATGTCTCGGGAACAGTCGCTAACCCCATGACGGGCGGGCGCGGAGCTTTGGGCGGGCAGTTCGAGCTCGTCTACCGAAACAAAGCAACGGGGGTAGAGACCACCTTCAACGCGGTGCGCGACGTTCAGAACCCCTACGTTGACGTGCTTGGCACTCCGGTGAAGCTGTCCGAGCACGGATACGCAATGTCCTTTGCGGCCACAATGTCCGCAGGCATCTATGATGTGTACGTGAAGTTCATCCAGAGCACCGCGTCCACCTACAATTCTCCATATCAAATAACCTTCAGCGCAACCAACCTGCTCATCGAGGCAGACTTCTAGGAGAGCGCAATGGGCATTCCCCCACTCATGGCAGCCCTATACGGCACATCCGCAGCCCTCGGCGCAGGCCAGGTCCTCTCCAGCGCGTTCAAGACGAAGGAGGAGAAGGAGAACCTCAAGCGCCTCGAGCAGGTCCGTGACCGACTTGCGGCCGACAACTACTACGACGCCCAGGCGGCCGAGCGCGTGACTCGAGCAGCCGGCTCTGCGGCCCGGAGCCAGGCAGCGCAGCGCCAGTCCGACTCCGAGCGAATTAGGGCCGGGCAGGGAACGAGTGACGCCTCGTCGATTCAGCGCGACCGAGAAAGCCAGGCCAGAGAGGCCGGCGTCCAGGTTCAGCGCGCAGCCGCGGGAGGAATCGCCGCCGGGATGCAGGGGGGCGAGGCACGCAGGGCCGCAGACGTAGCCGAAGAGACCGGCCGAACCCAGGCCGCAGGAGGGTTTCGTAGCGACCGGGCCGGGCGCGGGGGGGCGGGCGTAGCGCAGATGGCCCAGACCGCTGGGCAGATGGCGGGCTCAATGGAGGAGATTCATGCAGCCGACGCCTTTGGCGCGGGACTGAAGGACAAAGCCGGAATCGAGCGAGAGACCGCAGCCCTTGCCCGAGAGGCCCCCGGCGCCGCTCCGACTCCTCCTTTGATGGAGCCCCTCACCGTGACGCCTGGCGCCGCCCCTGCTCCAGCCCCCTCTGGCACAGGCCTTCCTCCGGGCGACCCGTTCCTCGCAGCCCAAAAGCACGCGCTGCTTCAGCGGCTTGGCAACAAAGGCTATACTCCAGAGGAAGCCGAAGCGCGGTTTTTCTCCCAAGTAGGAGGAGGCGCAAACATGGGGTATGCAGAGATTCAGGCCCTCAACGACCTTCTCGACCGACAGGGGTAGACCATGCCACTCTCTCCCACGCACAACGTCTACTACGTCCCGCCTCCGAACCAGGCCCCGAACCTCTTCGCGAGCTTCACGAGCCAGTTCCTCCGCACCCGCACGCCGTGGGCGCAGGACCTGCTGGCCCGTCGGCTTGACGCGATGGACCCCACCAAGAAGGCGGCGTCGTTGGCCGCCCTCGACCAGCAGCGCGCGGCGATTCTCGAGCAGGGCCAAAGCTGGCGGAAGACACAGTTCGAGTCCATCGACAGCGCTATGAAGCAGTGGCGAGACGTGGTCCAGCAGGAATCGGGCATCCACCGAGAGACCATCTCGGCCAAACGCTCGGTCGCTACCGCGAACGCCGTGACTGCGCGGATGTTTGAGAAGAGCAGCATGAGCTCCCAGAAGGACATTCAGGACTTGGAGCAGACGCTGTTGAGGGCGGAGGAGCTCAAGAGCAGCAAGGGGCAGGTTAGCAAAGCGGTGGGGGAGATCCCGTTTAGTGGCGAACTAACCAAGGGAGGGGCGCTAGTATTGGAGTCCGATCTCGAAATCACAGAGCTTCACAACAAAGCCGACGCTCTCATCCGCAAGCTATCGAACGAGGACCTCCCCCCCGGTGAGTTGGCAGACAACACCTCAGCACTGGCTCGGTTGGCAGGCCTTGGTCCTGATGTGGAGGGGCGCATTCGGGAGCACGCTGGTGGCATCGGTGACATCGCTGTCGCAAAGCGGCGCCGCATCCCGGGGATGGTCGGGCTCGGGACCATCGACCGCTCGGCGCAGCACGAGAACGCCTTGGCCCAGCTCGAGAAGCTCGAGGCGCAGAGGTCGTGGCTCCTTCAGCAGCCGATGTCCCCCGAG